TGTAACTCTAAGATTACTGGAAGCTAACGTTGCTAGATGTGATAGCAACTTTGCTTAGGTAATCAGCCGCGTTACCTAGAGAAGAAGCAGTGTTGCTTAGTTCTACGTAACCATAACGTGTCATGAAGCCAACTACTGGTTCAAAAGTAGCTGGATCTAGAACAACGCCAGAGCTCATTAGAGGAATGTATGGGCAATAGAATGCAGCCGCATCAGCTTCGCTTGGTCCTTTGTAACCTAGTAGAACTTGGTTATTGTCTTGACCACTGTCAGCTAAGTATGCGTCAACGTAAACACGCATAGCACCGTTCAATGTACCAACAAACTTAGTGTTTGTAGGTGCTTCGAAAGTGCCTTCTGTTGTACGTGCAAATGCACTTGTAGTAGCAGACTGAAGAATTGTAAGAGCTTGGTTACTTACAACTGCCCAGTTAGCCGCACCACGACGTGTACGCTGTGCAATCTTGTTTGCTTCACGGTTGATTAGAACTGCCAATGCGGCATGCTCGTCACCAACGAATGTAGCTGTACCACTTACTGCTGCCTGGTCGTATGTAGAACCAACACCAGCTAGTGTACGTAGGGAAGCTAGAACTTCTTGATCGATTTCAGCAGTAATTTCTTGTGCTAGAGCAGCCATAATTTCTGCTTCAATATCGATACCTTGTTGTGCTTGTGCATCTTGAGCAGCTTCGAAGGTCCAACGTGCGCTTAGTTTGCGTGTCTTAGCTTCAACAGCTTGTTTCAAGATTTGAATGCTCATACGCTTGCCTGGTGTACCTTCTAGGCTAGCAGTAGCGGCAGCTTTACCGTCACCACTGGAACCTGTACCAGAGTAGCTAGTAGCAATCTTGAATGGGCTTAGTGCTTCTTCACCAGCTGTGATACCATCACTTGTATCAGCATAGCGGATACGTAGTGTATGAATCTGACCAACTGGACCAGTCATTGGTTGAACGCCGACGATTTCGTTAGCGATAACTGTTGGCATAACACGACGGATTACTGGAAGAATCACGCGGTTTAGTGTTGCAACATTACCAGCACTTGTAGAGCCAGCTGTTGCACTTTCTGCAAGATACTTACGAGTATTCTCTAATGTAACACCCATAACGGCCTTTTTATGACCTTGTAGGCCTTCTAGTAGGGCCTCTTTAGTTTCTTGCCATTTTTCGTTTAGCAATACGGACATTTTGTCATCTCCTTAGTTTTTAAGACCCGCTAGTTTGCGGATGTCAATTAAATTATCAATACCTTCTTGAACTTCGGCAGTGATTTTGGTAGGCTTGTCGCCTGTGATTTCTTTGCTTTCATTTAGTGCCTGTTTTTGTGCCTTTGCGTGTGCCTTACCTTCCATCACCGCTGGTAAGTACTTGTCAAACGCTACGGACAACTTAGCAGTCTGTACAGACTCTAGGAGTTGACTCATAATCGCTCTCTTTTCACTACTTAGCGGAGCTAGTAATTCTTGCATTGCTTCCTTGCGTTCCATCAAGTCTTGAGCAATGCGAGCTTCACGCTCCTTGCTTTCAACTAGTTGTTGTGCTTCAGATAATGCTTGTTGTGCTTCAGCTAGTTCTGCTTCTTTCTTATCAACAATCTTCAACAAACGTGAAGTTGTTGACTTTTCATTAACATGACTAGCCATATATTCTGCTGTGAAGGCTTCAAAAATCTTGCGTCCAAAGTGATTCTGACGAGCACTATCAATGTCTTCACGTAGTTGAGTGATTTCAGTTGTTAACTTTTCACTTACTGCGTTTTCAACAATAGCGGCGCTCTTCTGGATAAACGCTTGTTTGATTTCAGCAAATTTTTCTTTTGCTTCACGAACTAAACGTACTTTGGTTTCTGCAAGGTCTTTTTTATCTTCTGCGAATTCTTGGATTTCACGAGCTAGTGCTTCTACTACAAAAGCTTCTAACTTAGCGAAATTTTCTGCAACTTTTTGACGGTCGCTTTGGAATTCACCTAACTCTTTTGCTAGATTCTGGATAACAAAAGTTTCAAGTAATTGAGAATCTTTGGTCATCTTTGCTACATATTGAGCTTGTGCTTCCGCTAGGCTCTGTCTGTCAGCAACGAATTCAGCGATCTCTCCGGTCAACTTCTCACCTACCATCTTGTCAAGACTTTCAATCATAACGCTACGATCGTGATCGTAACGTTGTGCAAATTCTTCACGCAATTCGGCAGTAAGTTGGTCGCGAGTTTCTTGGAGCTTTGTGGTCCAAGCTGTTTCGATGTCAGCCTTAATTTCCTCAGAAATTACGCCGCTCTCGAAAAGTTTTTTGAATGCGTCCAACATTTCTATTTCTCCTCGGGCTTATTTTAGACCTTGAATAATATTAAGGAGACTTTCCTTAAGATATTTTTGGGCCTTTGGATCTTCTTTAACTTCGTGTGCTATTTGCATAGCTCTATAACCACCTTTAGAATTCATAAAATGTTCATAAATGGCTGTAGGATATGCTCCTGGCGCACTTGGCTGTGCTACTACGTCGACTGTAATAATTTCAAAATCTGACACTTCGCCAGTTCTATCATCAACGTTGCCGCTACCTCTGCTACTAACGCCTAGCTTAACGCCAGACTCTAACATGGTGCGGACTAAATTTCCCATCGGCGTTGGCAAAATTTTAAATTTGCCGTAGCCGTTTGGACCGTCCATCCACATATCTGTAATCATGTGGCTAACACGGTCCAAATTTACTTTTAAGTCATCTGGATGATCAACTTC